AGCACCAGCACCAGCAGGAGGTGCACCAGCAGGAGGTGCACCAGCAGGAGGTGCACCAGCAGGCGGTACACCAGCACCAGCAGGTGACAGTAACTTTTTTGCTGCGATGCCTGATGATTGGCGTACACAACTAGCCGGCGATGACAGCAAGCGGTTGACACAGCTGGAGCGTGTCAGTGATATGCCCACGTTTGTGAATAATTACTTTAGTGCTCAAGATCGTATCCGTAAAGGTGAGTTGTCAACCGGTTTGCCTGACAACCCTAGTGATGAACAGCTGACGGAATGGCGTGAAGCAAACGGTGTACCGTCATCACCCGCTGACTACAAAGTGGAATTATCTGACGGTCTTGTCATGGGTGATGAAGATCTTAGGATTTTAGATAAAGTGCTAGTAGTTGCTCACGCAAATAATGTCAGCAACTCGGTAATGTCACAGCTTGCATCAGCAATGTTAGAGGGCCGTGAGGTTGAGGCCCAACAGATGTCATTGGTTGATGATGAGCATAAAAATGTTGGTACTCAACAGCTGAAACAGTTGTGGGGTAATGATTATGCTAAGAATTTGAACACGGTGATGAATTGGATGGGTCAATTGCCTGAAACCATACGTGATGATGTGCTTAATTCACGCATGGGTAACGGTATGATGATGACCAACAGTCCTGAATTTTTGATATGGGCCGCGACACAAGCGTTTGATATCAACCCTAGTGCGACAGTTGTGCCTAACTCTAACAATCCTATGCAGAGTATTAACACTGAAATTGAGGAACTTGAAGCACGAATGGGTACTGATGAGTGGTATAAAGATCGTGCCGCACAAGAACGTTACCAAGAATTAATAAACGCTAAAGATAAAATGGAGAATAAATAATGGAAACTTACGCAAGTAAAGTAATTGTGAAAGCATGCCTGATTGGATCAATCGAGGGCCGTATCATCACACCAAAGAACAAGAAGATTAAACCGTTCGAGGTCAGTGATCATTACATAGCCCAACATTCACCACACGCGGGTGGATACTTCGTGTGCCATGGTGACACAAGACAGGAGTTTATGACAGCCGTTGCATTCGATGAGATGTATGAGAAATCGAAAGGTTGATTATTAATTACTGATAGCTTATATTTATTACGTACTTGACAAGTAGACCCTTGATGAAGTGGTTTGACCCCGTGTAAACGGCTAACTCATTAAAACTTCAGACGGCTAACTCGAACGGATAGTGTGATAACTTTTTTTAATTTAACTTGAGGACAAAACGATGAGCGATACAGCTTTTCAGAAAATGTTCCGTAAAGAGTTTATTGCTGGGTTCGAGAAGTCACAGTCGTTAGCACGACGTACAGTGACCACTGAAACCGACATTAATGGTAATGAGGCTGTATTCCTCGTTGCTGACTCTGGTGGAGCTTCAGCGGTTACTCGTGGCGTGAATGGTGATATACCGACACGTACGGATAACTTAAATCAATATACCGCGACGCTTAAAGAGTGGCATGACGTGCCTGAGCGTACGAACTTCAACATCTATGCTTCACAAGGTGATGGTCGTCGTATCATGCAACAAACGTCTATGGCAGTTATCAATCGTAAGATCGATTCTGACATTCATGCGGGTCTGTCTACAGCGACTGTAACTTGGGGTGCTGCTGCGGTTGCAACATTAACCTTGGTGACAACAGCTAAGACTAAGTTGGGTAATGCTTTTGCATTAGAAGAAGAGCCATTCGCTCTGATTACCCCGGCTTTCCACGGCTACTTAATGGGCTTAAATCAATTTACTTCAGCTGACTATATCAATCTGAAGCCTTTCGAGAACGTAAGTAAATCGAAAGCTTTCAACTGGTATGGTGTTAACTGGATTGTTGACGGCGGTCTACCCGGTGCTGGAACTGCTTCTGCATCATGCTTCATGTACTCACGAGCTGCTATTGGTCATGCTTGTGACGTTGAAAATATTTCAACACACGTGGGTTATGATGAGAAGAATGATAAATCTTGGGCACGTTGCTCAACATTTATGGGTTCTAAGCTTCTTCAAAACAGCGGCATTGTGAAAATGCTTCACAATGATTCAGCGTTGTCTTAATAGGAGATTAACATGGCTTATGCAACAACTAACCCTCCACGTATGATGACTTCTGCCGTAGGCAAAGGTCCATCATGGTGGAGTTATGATTCAGCAGATGCTGCTACAACAGTACGTGGTGCTAACTACATCTCAGATGCTGAAGAGCTTGGTATGGCTGTAGGTGATATTGTTATTCAGTCCGACTCTGCCGGTGGTACTGTCGCGCACATGTACAATGTGTTAGCGGTAGGAGCTGCTGGTGCGGATCTGTCTGATGGTGTCGCTATTGGTGCGGTCAATACTTAAGATTAAGTATTGAATGTATGACAAGGGTAGTACAGTTGTACTACCCTTTTATTAAACCTGAAGGGGGGTTATTAACATGAGTAAAAAGAAAATTACAGTGACACCGGTCAATCCATCGTTGTTCCAACTTTCGCAACACGGACATCAAAGTTTTGACGCAATGGTTCCGTCAAATTACACAAAGGACAATCTTGAAGACCCGGCATTGTGGTCACATGTCTCAAATAAAGTTCGTGTCGGTGATGAGATCCGTGTACTGGCTGAAGACGGATCATTCTATGTGTTACTGATGGTTGTCTTTATAGCGGGATCACAAGTAAAGACTAAAGTTATTTTTGGTACTGAGTTGGAAGTGGTAGATCCTTCCGCTAAACCATTGGGTGACTTTGAAGTTAAAATGCGAGGCACTAAAAAGTGGTGTGTCGTCAACCGTATTACAGGTGAGGTCGTTGAGGAATTGATACCCACTCAAGCGGAAGCATTACGTGCTATGAGTGATTTAGAAAAAGCACTTAAATCTTAAATAGGTGATATATGGCTGTTGATAAACTGGCGTTGTATAACAATGCTTTACTTCTAATTGGTCAGCGATCATTAGCCAATATTACTGAGAACAGACCGCCTCGCTTCCTGCTAGACGGTGCTTATGATCTTGACGCAGTACAATATTGCCTTGAGATCGTACAGCCTCAATTCGCAACTAAAATTATTGCGCTCAACTCACCCACTCCTAGTGGTGAACATGGGTTGGATAGTGTGCATGAGCTTCCTGCCGATTACATCAAAGTTGTAAAAGTTTTCAGTGATGACAAGTTGGACCAAGAGGTCAATCGATATCTGATAGAAGGTAAATCGGTTGTAACAGAGCATGCTGTCATTTATGTTCGTTATGTGAGTAATGACAAGGTGGCCGTCTTCGATGACTGGACGCCCTCATTCACACGGGTAGTGGCTGCATACCTTGCTCGTGAGATATCAGTTAAAGCTGCACCTGATGAATACTTAAAGATTGAACAGTTATTTTTAGACAGGGTTGAAGCAGCACGGGGTCTTGAGCAAGAGAGTGAGCCAGATGTTAGACCGTCGTCGCCCATTACCACGTTATCTAACGAATGGTTAAGGATCTATAACGATGCGTTATTAATACTAGGGCTCGACGAGATATCATCTGCTAACGATGACTCTAACAGACGGTCTAAATTGGACAGGGCTGTTGATGCAGGAGTTGTGAGTAACATGCTTGAAGATACAGGGTGGACATTTGCTGTAACATCCACGAAGATAGAATTCGATCCTTCAGTTGAACCATCATGGGGATACCGTTATGCATTCGCTAAACCGTCAAAACTCCATCGTATAGTAGGACTATTTGGCGATGAGCACATGCAATCACCATTAAAGAATTACCAAGACGAAAGCGGATACTTTTTCGCTGACGTTGATGAGATATATTTCCAATTTATCAGCACCGACTTTCTAACCAACCCCTCTCAGTGGCCTGTCTTCTTTAAGCGATTAATTGCTAGTCGATTAGCTAAAGATGCTTCAGCGGCACTGATGAAAGAAGGTGCTGACCCTAAACGTGCCGACATCGAACATGATAGTCGTCGCAACAGTGCTATGTCTAACGACGCCATGTCTTCCCCACCACGACGAATACAGTCTGGCAGTTGGGTTAATTCACGGTATCGTGGTGGCAATCGCAACAGACCCGGTGACTATTAATGCTAAGAGGTCACGTCAATAAGTTTAACAGGGGTGAAGTAGATAATATTGCTTTAGCTAGAGATGACGTTGAGAAGGTCAAGAATACTGCTGCTTATATGAATAATTTCATGCCTGCAAGATTAGGACCTATGACTTACCGTCAAGGTAGTGAGTACATAGGTGTCATCCCTAATGAAGCTCACATGGCACCATTCGTAGCAGCAATTGATGACGTAGCACTTCTTGAGTTCTCAAACAATACAATAAGGGTGTGGGTGAATGATGAGTTAATTAGTCGTTCCGCTGTTACTACTAGTGTCACAAACGGTGCTTTTACTTCAGACCTTACCGGTTGGACCGACACGTCTGGTGCAGGGTCAAGTTCAGCATGGGAGACTGGGGGTTATGCAAGGTTGACGGGTAACGGCACCACAGCTGGGGCCATATACCAAACGTTAACCACTGAGACAGGTGTTGAGAACAGCATTACTGTGGTTATTAGTGTGGCACCCGTGATCTTCAGTATAGGTACAGGTGGTGATGGATCCTTTGATATATTTTCAGGGACGCTTGAACCCGGCACCCACTCGTTTGCTTTTACACCAACATCCAACGTTACTCTGACATTTTCAAATAGTGAGCTTTATAGTGCGTTGGTTGATTCAGTTACAGTCGATGGCGCAGGGATTCTTACACTACCGACTGAGGTAACAACAGCAATGTTACCATCGTTACGATACGCTCAATCGGCTGACATTTATTATTGTGCAGTCAATGGTGCTCATCAGTTTAAAGTGGAACGTCGCGGTAAAAAATCATGGTCGGTGGTCAAGTATCTTGCTAAAGATGGTCCGTTTGGATCATTGAACGACAGTAATATGACGTTAAAGGCTTCATCTTTAAACGGTAATGCCACATTGACAGCCTCTGATGATTACTTCACTGATGACAATATAGGGCAGCTTTTTAAGTTAGGGTCATCAGGTCAGAATGTTGAAGCAAGTGTTACTGTCGAAGATACAGGAACGAACAGTATCCGTGTGACAGGTGCTGAAAACTTACGTGAGTTTAGGTTAATCATTACAGGGTCATGGTCAGGTACTGTAACGCTGCAAAGATCAACTGATGATTCTTCATGGGATGATAAGAAAACTTACTCAAACAACGTTAATGTCACTTATGATGACAATCTTGATAATGCAGAATTGTATTATAGACTGTGGGTTAAAACAGGTAACTTCACATCCGGGACAATTGGTCTTGAATTAGCATATTCAGGGGGATCAATAGAGGGTGTAAGTCGTATAACAAGCGTTGTGTCACCAACTGTCGCTAACTCTCAGGTACTTAAAGATTTTGGTAAAACTAAAGCTACTCGTGACTGGTATCCGGGTTCGTGGAAAGAAGGTAGTTACCCTTCATCTGTGGAATTTTACGAAGGTCGTATATGGTGGGGTGGTAAGAATAAAGTATGGGGGTCTGTATCAGATTCATATACATCTTTTGATAGGGATATTGAGGGTAATTCTTCATCCATAGTAAAGACTATTGGTTTCGGCCCGGTTGACGTAGTGAAATGGTTAGCGTCATCATCACGGTTGATAATGGGTATTGCTTCAGACGAGATAGCGATCAGGTCTAGTTCATTTGGTGAGATATTAACTCAAGATAATGCAAACCTTAAGTCAGGCTCTAACCAAGGTGCTGCTGACAACATACCTCTGAAGATAGACGATAAGGTTTACTTTGTACAACGGTCTACCATCAAGATTTTTGAGATGGCATATAACCTGTCAAGTGATGTGCATGAAGGGGTTGATATCATGACGCTAAACCCCAGTATCTGCAAAGAGGGTATTAAGCGAATAGTGTTCGCTCGTCAGCCTGAGACACGGTTACATGTTGTGATGAATGACGGAACAGAGCGTGTATATCTAGCCGAGAACGCAGAAGACGTACGGGCGTGGAGTAGATTGAGCACTGATGGTTTCATTGACGATACTGTGGTATTACCTTCCGTGAATGAAGATAAAGTTTATAGAATCGTCACAAGGACTGGTGGTAGGTATCTTGAAAAAGCGGCAATGACGAATGAATCCAAGGGTGGTAATATCAGCAAACATTTTGATTCATTCGTTCAATACAGTTCACCGGGCACAACTATATCAGGGCTATCACACCTTGAGGGTAAAACGGTAGCTGTGTGGGCAGACGGTCAAGGCAGAGGAACATTCGTGGTATCGTCAGGTTCTATCACAGTCGGCTCACCATGGGTGGATGTGATAGTCGGTCTTCCTTATGTTGCAGATTACACATCTAATAAACTGGGTGGGGCATTTACTGCTGCATTAGGAAGTGGTTTACAGTCAGTATTAGGGTTGTACAAACGAATCGTCAATGTGGGCCTTGTGTTAAGCGACTATAGAGTGGGCTCGCTTCAGATCGGTTCTGACCAATCGTTATTGTACGATCTTCCTTTGATTGAAGATGGCACAGACATAGTGCCTAATACAACTATTGATTATGATGAAATAGCTTTTGAGTTTGATGGGGAAGATGAAGTTGATCCCCGTATACATATTAGAGCTACCGGACCTTGCACAATACAGGCATTACTTTATGACATTAAAGACCCTAGACCACCTAAAAGTCCGACCGGCTAACAGAGACGATGTTATCGCAATCAACGGTGAGTCTTATGATCACTCATTTAAGGGGTACACAGCCCTTGTGGATGGTCAACCGGCTGCTATAGCGGGTGTTATGTTTCATA